CTCCCAAACCTCCTTGACAAATCGCATTGGATCTGCAGTATCTCTTATAGGATATGACCCGCTGAAAATTTGTAGAATACAAAAGCAGGCAGAGGAATTGACATTTCCCGCAAAAATTGATAAACTAAATAAGTTCTCCGTGCAGGAGTGGCGGAATGGCAGACGCGCTGGTTTTAGGCACCAGTTCCCCGTGAGTGAGGGTTCGACCCCCTTCTCCCGCACTCTAAGTGTACGGTACGAACTCTTGGCTCCAATGTAACCATTCAAATGGTCGGGAGCGTGTTCGTTCTGTACTGCGAGATACCAACTCGCCAATAATGGTAATCCCCGGTTCTTTCATGTTTTTGGTGAAAGAGCCGGGGATTTTTTGTTATTTTTACCCGTTTTTCGGAAGAATTTGCCGAAAGTAGTAGTTTCCTGCCAAAATCCAGCTAAGCCGATTTGAAATCGGTAGAATTTTGGATAAAGGAGATTGGCTTATGATTAGGATTTTACTGTCAACGCGTCTCGGCGAAAGGCGCATGACGCAAACGGAACTTGCCCGCGCAACCGGCATCCGCGCTCAAACCATCAATGAACTGTATCACGACTTTGCAGAAAGAATCAGTCTTGACGATCTGGATTTGATTTGTGAAGCTCTGGATTGTAGCATTGATGAGTTGATTGTCCGTGAACCCAACGAGGAGCTTCGAGTCACGGAGGTGCGCCGGATCCCGAAAACCGTAAACAAGGCCCGAAAGAAGTAAGTTGTTCTCCCCTGCCCGGATACACAATCCGGGCTTTTTATATAAATATATTTGTTTATTTTATCATCTATTTTCTTGATAAAATATCGGTTTCGCTGTTGTCTTTCAAGGCAAAAAGGAAGATACTATAATCACAGCAAGGGAGTACGACCGGAAGGCAAGGGGCGAAGTAAGAGCCGGGAGCGCAGTAAGTCGTGAGCGCATGCTAAGTCAGTAACCCACTCCCCTGCTGCTTTTTATTTTATCTTTTCAGCCAAAGAAAGAGAGGGCATTATGAAAAAGTTTGATCTGTCCGCCATCATGCGCAAGGCATGGAAGCTGTATCGAAAGGGCGTTGCCGCCTTTTCCGAGTGCCTGCACCGGGCATGGAACAGTGCAAAGGCCGAGCCGATCAACGCCCAGCGCATCGAGGAAGCCCAGCAGGCCGCCGGGGTAGCCGAGCCGGTGAACACTTGGGCAGGCTGGAAAGCCGCCGGGTACATGGTGGAGCATGGCGCAAAGGCCCTGTTTCAGGCTGTGCTTATCCACAGCAGCAAGGGTGACGGCCAGACCTACCGGGCATCATTCTTTGGTGCTTCTCAGGTAAAGTCCTTACCCACGGCATAAAGAAAGCCGCCAGCGCTTCAAAAACACTGGCGGCTTTTATCATACCTCTGTTCCATCCGGGAAGCGGAAGTTCACAACAAGTTCTGCGCCCATGGCCTGCGCCATCTGCTCCAGTTCTTCATACTTGAACTTTCCTGTTTTCATTCGCTGGTTGAATGCCTGCGGGGTGGTGTCCATCCGCCGGGCAAGTTCAGCTTCTTTTACTTTGGCAACAGCTTCAGCCATTTTGATTTTCGTTGGGAAATCCATGCTCATCACCTCACCGCAAGTATAAATGATTTCCTGTATTTTGTCAAGAAATATTTTCAAAAATATAGGTTTTTCTTTAAGAAAAGCCTTGACATTATAAAGGAAATCCTGTATAATATAGGTGTCAGGAGGAGCGGAAAGCTCACCGGAAAGGAGAACAGACCGATGGATGAAAAAACAAAAGCTCTGAAAGAGCTGCTGGAAATCTTGGTCGAACATCCCGATCTTGCAGAGCGGATAACGATCACGATTAAACCCAACAGAATCATTCAGAGCAACGAGACCCCCACGGATAACAAGTAATCCGTAAGAGCAGGGCGGCGGGTAGGAGCCGCCGCCCTCGCTTTTTAATTATAACCACCCACCGATGAAAAATCAAGGAGAATATATATGAACAAAGAGCGCAGAAAGGCCCTGCAGGCCATCATTGATCAGCTTGAGACCCTCCAGAGTCAGCTTGAGGAAATCCAGACTGAGGAAGAAGAATGCCGGGACAACATCCCAGAAAACTTCCAGAGCGGCGAACGGTACGAGCATATCGAAGAAATCTGCGAAAGCCTGTCCGATGCAGTAAGCAGTCTGGAAGATGCCACCAGCAGCATTGAAGAAGCGATTGAGTGAGGAGAAGCACCATGACCATCCGAGAATTTGCAAAGCTGAACAACTTCCCCATCAGGGGCAAGCTGACCCGCATTCCTGATGAGGTAGAATACGACTTCAACGACCGACCGCACAACTGCAAACGGTACGTTGATGAAGATTTCAATGAGTACGGCATCCATGAGGACGGCTTCATTGTTGCCATCCCCTGTGAAAAGGCTTGGGGCCTCAGCATCAAAGAGAAGTCCCGGATCGCCGCCATGATTGAAAAGGAACGCATGGAAGCCAGCCAGCGGCGCGGCTCCTATGAATGGTAAAGGAGTAGACCATGAAAATTTCCGATATTCGCGCTTCCCTCCAGCGTCTGGCCGAAAGGCTGGATAACCAGTGGGCATACGCCCGGTCTGATGCCGAGATGGACATTGCTGCCGGCCGTGCCGAGTACAACGATGACGGAGAGAGGCTGCCTACCGAGCCGGAGATCAGCTACTACGGCATGATTGCCGCATTTGAAACGCTCGGCGGCGAATGGAAACGCAACGCCGATGGCCGCCACTGGCTGTGCCTTGGCGGAATCGTGGCAAGCACCCAGAGCAAGTGATTTTGAAAGCTGTGCTATCTGGCTATACGGGCATTTGGAGGATATGACAATGAAACTTTACAAATACTCCGGCACCATCGAGGAGCTTGCCGTTGAACGCGGCCGAATCTCCTATATCAAACTCTTTGATGTGACCGACTTCGACAAAGCGCCAACCAGACTGGAAGTCTTCGGTGCGCTCGGCAAGTACATTGAGGCCATCGAGGGAACCGATGCCGAAGAGCGGTACATCAAGAGTGATTGGTACTTTGACAGCAACCTGTATCTGCGCCGCATTGAAGTCCCTGGCGTGGGCGATTGGCCGGCAAAGATTATCACCCAGTCGCCTGACGACATCGACCAGCTGGAGATCTTCGGCCAGCAGGACTACATCAAGACCGGCAAGCCGGAATCCATGTCCCGCGAGGAATTTTGCCGCTTGGTCGCTTGGGAACGTGAAAATATGAATTGACGAGGGATTAAACAATGACAGACGAAAAGATTATTGCCAGGATGCAGGCCGATCAGGAGCAGGGCTGGCCGCTGTGTCCCCGCTGCGGCGAGAGGATGCCGGACAAGCTGACCCACGGTGCATTGAGCCGCCACGCCAAGGGCGTGTACATCTGCGAGGCTTGCGGCACCGATGAAGCCCTCCGGGACTGGATCGGAAACGTCAAACCCCTGTCTGACTGGGTGCTGGTTCGCGTATACAACGGAGATCTTCGGAGGTAATCGATGACGTGAGCGTTGAAGATGCTGCGCAGATGAAGTTCTAAGAAAACAAAAAATCCCCCTCCACTTTGCCTACACATACCCCGCGAGGTTCGCAGGGCTTCGACAAAGCAGAGGGGGATTTTTGTGCGCCGCCGGAGCAGCCAAATATAAAATCAAGAGTGGAACCGCCCACAGGCAATGCCGCTCTCTACAAAAGCCGTGGCTTTTCAAGTGGTTCTATTTTAGCTGGCGTTTATGTATCCGTCAAGCCTTTTTGGTACTCAGCGCCGCAGTCATAGCGTCAAATGCGCGCTCAATAACCGCATCCAACACCTCATCGGTGATTGCCCACTGGATGACAGCCGGGCACTTGGCGCGGAGAGCCGCGAACACCTGCTTCTTCTTTTTGGCACCCTGACCGCTGCCCATGATGGACAGCTCGGCCTTTTCGACCAGTTCCAGAGCCAGATCCTTGACGGTGGCCTTGTAGCCCAGCCGGATGCCCCCGACTGCCAGAGCAACGAAGCCCAGCAGCATCAGAGCGATGGCGATGGGCGCGGGGATGAAGTTCAGCATAGCTTCCATGATATTGCCTCCTATAAGTATCAGCGGCGCGGAGAGACACCCCTGCGCCGTTTTGTTGTGTTGGTTATATCGGATGTTTCACAGGTACTTGGAAGCCCCGGAAATGGCCTTCCAGCTGGCAGGACCGCAGATGCCGTCCACGGCCAGTCCGTGCGCCTCCTGCGCTTTCAGCAGAGCGTTCTCGGTGCCCTCGCCGAAAATGCCGTCCGGGGTCAGCCCCAGCAGCCGCTGGAGCATCTTCGTGGCTGCACGGTTTGCATCCCCGGTGCAGCCCCGGCGGATGGTCGGCAGAATGAACTTCTGGTAGGTGGTGCTGGGGTAGTGCCGCGGGGCATCGCACAGCCACGTTGCCTTTGCATCGCGGGTATCGGTGTGTACGATGGCGCAGCCGTCATACCAGTAGATGCCCACCGCCTTGAAATACTGGGCGGCGATGATGCCCAAGGCCACAGGATTGATGCTGCGGTTCACCATGCGCCAGTCTGCCGCCATACCATAGCGGTGCTTGGAATTTGGGCTTCCGCCAACGGTTTTGCTGGCATTGTGCGTGATGCAACGGTATCCGCTGGTCACCTTGATGGCCTTGCCCAGCTTATCCCGGATGGCCTGAAGTTTTTCGACCAGCTCCGAATCGACCATCTGGCGAGTACACCCGCAGGGGCACTTGAAGTCCTTGCGGGTGAAGTTCTTGCTCAGGGCAGATGTGTCGCTGGCCTGATAGACGATGACTCTCATGTAGAAAACCTCCTTCAAGAGAAGTCGTGCTTTTGAAGCCGCTCATTGTACACCCGTTTGATATTCGCTACCGCACAGATGCAGCGGTTGTTTTTGTAGTCGGGGTGACTGCGGCAGTAGTCCTCATAGGCATCAATGACGGCCAAAATCTCGATAAAATGCTCCCTCGTGTGGTGCTTATCATCAATCAGTTCGTCATTGAAGCGCAGGATCTGGGTACGCAGAAGATTGGCATTGCGCTCATCATCAACTTGGATATGCTCCTCCAGCTTTTTCTGGGTCTGCTTCTGCTGTTCCAGCACTTCAGCATTCAGGGCGTGTCCGATGATTTTCGCAAGCCTGCTCCACGGATTGACCTTGATGGGCGAAACCTCAATGAGCGAGAGCAGCACCAAAACCATCCCGCCACCGCTCCAGAATAATTCTTTCAGATTCACAGCCATCCCCCTCACTGAACCAGCGCGGCGATTGCCTGCAAATCAAAAATCGGAGCATCAAAAAACGCTCTCGCCCACAGCCAGTAGTCTTCGGACTCCGGGCGGCGGTACTTTTGGCAGAGTGCCGATGCCCAAACCCGGTTCCAGCGGGTCTGATAGTCCGCATCTCGACGCTCAAGGCTCCGCTGGATGTTTCCTACCAGATCCCCGCGCAGGGTGCCGTTACCGTCATCATCCTGCACAAAGCAGTCCATGCCGTTCTGGCTCCCTACAGCACACACGCGCTGGTTTTTGTGCATAAGAAAACCGTCCTGACAAGTCAGGGCGGTTCCATAGGGAATATTCACTTTTCCATCTATGCCGTCGAAGCGCGCCCGGCGGCGGGCGATAAAGCGTTCATGCTCCATAGGTTAGACCTGCTCTTTCTTCTCGGTCTTCTCGGCGAGCAGAGCGGTCAGCTCGTTATACTCGTCCTCGGTCAGCTTGTTGGCAGCGTAAAAGACATCCAGCTTGGTTGCCATGCCAGCGGTGTTGCCCTTTTCGATCATGCGCTTGCAAGTACGATACAGCATTCAGTTCACCCCCTTTCTCAAGAAGCATCAGTATCATCAGTGATGCCCAGCTCCAACAGGGTCAGGCGGTACGCCTGATCCACGTTGAGAGCATCGGCATCTTCGATGGCGGTTTGGGTTTCCGTGACCCAGCTTCCAATATCGGTCTGCTCCAGCATAACGCTTTCCAAATCGTCCCCCATAGGGTCACGATCGAGCAGATGATACGGCATGCCGGCATAAGAAATGCCCGAAGCATCAGGCTCCGGGCAGAGGATATAACAGCCGTTGTCGGCTTTTTTGATGTAGGTCACGTCCTCGGTCAAGGCAAGGACGGTGCCATCACTGGCTTTGATGATTTTGAACAAGGCACTCTACCTCCAAAAATTGCATAGCAAAGCCGCCGCAGACGCAGCAGCCGCCCATGGTCATCAAAATTTTTATAGTAGGCTTCTTGGCAGTTCATATACTGCGACACCTCCTGCAGGGTACGTTTCCCGGCCAGCCATTCCCGGTGGAACAGCTTCAGTTTCCTCCGTGCGCGTATCACACCATCACGGCTACCATTGACTTTGATTTTCCCGGTCTCAGTCAAGGTAAAACGAGCCTTGCACCAGCGGAAAGGCTTTGTCAGAGGGATGATCTTGCATTTCTTCTTGTTGACCGGGATGCCGCGGATTTCAAACTGGCGCACGATAGCGCGGCCCAGCTTTTTCAGATCTTCGATATCCGGGAGAATGATGCAGTAATCATCCATGTAGTGTCCTGCGCTATGCGTGGACATCTGGCATTTGATCCAGTTGTCCACAGCACTGGGCATCGCCGCCATTTCCTGCTGGCTCGGCTCAACGCCCAGCGGCATCCCACGGCCCGGAAATTCGCCGGGAGCAGTATCAATAATGGTATCTGCTATCCGCCGAAAATCAGGGTTCAGGATATACCGCTGGTGCCGCTGATAGATGATGGAATGGGGCGCATAAGGAAAGAACTTCTTCAGGTCGAGCAACAGCACCCCGCCCGCACGGCCATACTTGCGGTAATGCCGTGCCAGCTGCTGTTTGATGCGCTTGATCTGCCAATGCAGTCCCTTACCAATCCGGCTTGCACCGTTGTCATAGATCATGCTGGGGTCGTAAAGCGGCTCCAGCACTTCCTTGCTGATGACCTTGTGGATTTGTCGGTCTGTAATATGAGGAGCGTCAATCCCACGAATCTTGCCGCGTTCGCAGACCGTGAAATGAACGTATTTCTTAGGCCGCCACCTTTTTGCCAAAATAAGCCGCCGCTGCTTCGCTGTGTTGGAAAACAGATGCCGCTCAAAGTTCTGCGTGCTCTGCTTCCAGCGTACACCGTTGCAGCATTTCCGGCCGTATTTGAACATCGTGTGGTAACTGAACACTTCTTCCAACGAACCGAGGGCGGCACAACGGGCTTCCTGTCTGGCTCGGCGTGCTGCCCGGCGGCGCTGGTATCGTGCTTCATGGCGCTCCTGACTTGTCATAAAAGTATTCGCTCCTCGTACAGATGAATTGTAGGGCATCGTCTAATCTGCTTTATGCCGGCACATGAAACGCGGTAAGATGCATCCCGCGCCATGCAAGAAGCGTCCGTGTCGGCATATCGAAAAGCAGTTTTAGAGGTTTGACCCTCAGGGAAGTACCTCTCCTTTTGCTATGGTCGTCTTTCACCTATGGCTACTCCATGTGACCAAGCATTGCAAAATCCGGGCACAACACCATACGCATTGTTAGCGTTGTTATAGTCCAACGACCCCGACGACGAAACCGCGCAGAAGTAGTTGTTGTTGTTGATGTTGTTGTAGTTCGGCGACCGCAGCCACCAGACCGCCGCCGCAGGAATTGACAGAGATACACCCACTTAAAAATCAGGCTTTCCGATTGACCGTTCCGATCATGCCTTGCAGCAGGTCGTTTTCCTTGTCAATCAGCTCACCCAACTTTTGAGCCATTTTGTCCAGTCTTTCAGTTGCTTTCTTCGCATCGACACTTTTCCCTGATGGAGTTGTGAAACATCCCTGCGGGTTCTGGGTCATGATGAGATAGCAGTGAGTCAACCGAACATCCAGCGCCATCAGGGATGCCCGCGCTTCCAGAAGATGTGCTTTGCGAAGCTGGCGCCGCTGATCGTCTGAGGGATAGATGCTGTTCGCCTTTTCAGCGTGGTCTATCACCTCACCCGCCAGCTTTGCGACCGGCTCTGCAATCAATCTGGAATACCTTGCGGAAATGCGGGTCAGGAAGTTTATCGTTTCAATGTAAATCGCGTTGGCGACATTCACATACTCCGCCTTGCTTTCTGTGCGCTTGGATTTCAAAACTGACATGATGCTTTAGTCTCCTTTGGGGTCATCAAGATTGATTTCCCCTTGCTCTCGCTCAACTTCTTCCAGATGCTTGAGCAGCACATACTCTATGTAGTTCGTGATGGACCGATGCTCTTTTGTCGCGAGAACACCGATTTTGTCAAAAACCTCATCGGACAGGCGCAACGTAAAGACGCGCTTGTTAGTTGCCATACAATACCTCCTAACGAACAGGTTTTGAAAGTATTGTATAGCGTTTTCTGTGGCGTGTATGCACTCAAAAGACAGCTGAGTGATAGCACTTTCAGCATCTTTTTTCAAAAATTCTCGCGGGGCGCTGACGCGCCCTTTGGATTTTTTGAGGGAAATTTGCTGGTTTCCGCCCACTTCCGTGGGCTTGAGTAGGTCGAGAACCCCTGCGGGGGGATTAGACTACAAAGCCGGGCACAACACCATACGCAGTGTCAGCGGCGTTACAGTCCAACGACCCCGACGACGAAACCGCGCAGAAGTAGGAGTTGTCGCCGATGGTGCTGTAGGTCGGCGACCGCAGCCACCAGACCGCCGCCGTTCCGGTGGCGGAATGTTTATTGGCAACTTTGCTGTTACCCGCTTTGAAGTAATCGTACTGTGCCTGATAGTTCGGCTCCGCATCATTGCAATACTGGTGCGTTGCAAAAACCTCATACTCGGACAGCAGGAACAGATAATCCGTGGTAGAGGACACGTTGCTGGCGGTATTGCCGCCGCCCTTATTATCCGTATACTTCGTGCAAGACTTCATCACCGCCCGCAGGTCGGCGGGGAGTGCAGCCAGCAACGTGTTGGCGGTCGGGCTGGTGGGAGAACTTGCGCTACCCAGTACCTTGCTCCGCATCTGACTGCTCCCCCAGCCGCCAGAGTTCGTGTTGCTGGTGTTCATCGTGAATGCGCCAGACGTGGAAGTCGTGCTGCCGTAGCTACTATCCACCAGACCAACAAACTTGCCGCTGATCTTGCCCAACAGGAAGTGGATGCGGTTGCTGCCCTCCTTGCCGGAATTGTGGTTGAAACCGATGATAAAGGCATCAACTTTCAAGCTGGAGATTGTAGTTGCACCCACCTTGCCATTGATAGTTACGGACTTCGTGGCACCAACAGACCAGTAGTTTGCACCCTGCCCAGCATCGCTGACAGCCTTGATGACTGCCCAACTGTTGCTGCTGAGCGTTTTGGACACCAGCGTAACGGCCACCGTGAACGTCTTGCTGGACGGTGCAGTATAGTTGGTATCTGCACCCACATTGACCGTAATAGTGGCACTGCCGGTCGCCTTTGCGGTCACCGTGATGGTGGTGCCGGAAACACTTACCGTTGCAATGTTCGTACTGCCAGAGGATGCGGTCACCGTACCGCTGCCCGGCCGCGTAACAGTGATGGTGCCAGAGGTTTTCGGGTAGGTCAGGCTCAGACTGCTTGCGGACAGCGTAATACTGCCGGTCGCCTTGCCGATCGTCCACGAAGCGCTCTTGGCCGTAGTCGTCCCATCCGACCACTTATAATTGGAAGTCGGGGTAAAGGTGGCGCTGTAACTGCCAGCGTTGGTTGCGCTGCTCGTGCCACCGATCGTCAGCTGAGAACTGTTATAGTTGCTCCACGACGGGGACTGCGCCGAGCCATTGTAAGTCACGCTACCGGTCTGTGCCGGCACATTCTTGACCTCGGCTCGGCCAATCGTCCACGACACACTCTTGGCTTCCTGCGTGCCGTCCGTCCAGACATACTTGCCGATGGGCGTAAACGTGGCCGTATAGGTGCCAGCATTGATGCCGGAGGTCACGCCCCCGATCGTCATCATGCTGCTGTCATAGCCTTTCCATGTGGGACTCTGGGTGGAACCGGTATAGGTCAGGCTCCCGCTCTGGGCGGGCACGGCCTGAATCGTCAGGGTCAGCACAGAAAGCGCATCAATGGCTTCCTGCACATTCGCCGCCGAAATGCCGGACTTGCTGTTGTCGTAGGAAATATCTGCCGCAGTGCCGCCGGACGAACCGCCGCCACCGCCAGCATTAAAAGGACCCCATGCCATAAGATTAACCCTCCTTTGCCGCTGTTGCGGCCGTGATGATGTGGTACTGCGCCGAAATCGTAGCTGTTGGCACCGATGCCGCACGAAGCCGGAGGATGCCGGCACGGCTTTCGGTCGCAACAAAATTTGCCGCTCGTGCAACTGCGCTGCTCGCCGGGGCAACATCCACCGCCACATAGTCAGCCGCCGTTAAGCCGCTGATTGCAATGTCGATGTAGTTCGTATAGCCGGGAACACTGCTGTCAGTTTTCCAGCCAGTTGCAGGGATAGAAAAAGAAACGAACTCCGTTTTATCCGCTTTTACTCCATCCATTTCATCCAAAGCAGCGGCCGCGGCATCAGCCACCTGTGCCGCCCGATCTTTTGACTTCTGGGACACCGCCCGAAGCTGGGAAAGGGTCGTGAGCTTTTCGCTCAATAGGATCACCTCCCGAAAAAAGGAAGCGGCGGGACCTCCCCGCCGCTATCCATGCTGATGAACTTACTCGCCGTAGACCTCAGAGAGCATTTCGGAAACCTCGCTGTCGGTGGCAATGCTCATGCCATCCAGCTTGCTCTTGTCGGCAGCGGACATCAGACCGTCAGCTGCGGCAGTAGCCTTGCCATAGGTGGTATCCTTCTCAGGGATGCCCAGCTTGGTGATGTCATCCTTGGTCACAGGAGTGGTGGCGGTCACATGGCCCTCTTCATCCACAGTGGTCTTGTAAAAACCGCTGGCAGCAGCAGTGTGGGTGGGATGGACATACTTGTTTGCTCCAGCCGCAATGCCGTCCAGCTTATCCTTGAGAGCCGCAGTGAAGTTCTCGTCAGACAGGCCCTTGCCCGCTTCTTTTTCCACATAGCCGGACAGGTCAACGAAACCGGCCAGCACATCGTACTTGTAGGCATCGCCGACCTTGACCACCACAACATTGGTGCCCTTGGGATATTTGTTGCCCGCGCCCTCAACGAAGTTTGCGGTAGTGGTGAAGGCATCGGTGACATTGTAAACATTGCCCAGAATGCTCTCAGACAGAGAGGGCAGTTCAGCAAAGGCCACAGCGCCAGCAGGCTTATAGACAGCGCTGATCTTGGCGTTGATCTCATCCTTGGTGTAGGCATTGGTAATGCCGTAACCGTCCAGAGTAGTTGCCTTGTCAGCCTTGCCCTCCAGAATCGCCGCCAGAGCTTCATCGAGATCCGACTGCGAAACCTTTGCCTTGAAAGCCAGAGCGGCCAGCCCCTTGATGGCAACATCAGCACCGTTCACGGAAATACTGCCGTTCTTGGAGCCGGTGGCGATCAGGATGTCAACCATCTTATTGGCAATAGCCAGCGCAGTGCCGTTCACCTTGACACCCTCAAGGACGTTGGCCTGAGAGCCAACATTCTCCAGAGTATCAACACGCGCCGCCAGAGCATCGGCGACCTCTTTCTGCTTGGTACCCAGTGCCTTCAGGTCAGCCAGTTTTGCCAGATGTTTCTCATTGTAAGCCATAGTAGTTTTCCTCCTAAATTTTCTGTGATTTACTCACCATAAATTTCTTTCAGCATTTCGGAAGTATCATCCGAAGTTGCAATCTGATCTTCGGACACCTTTGCATTGGCCGAAATCGTGCCGTCTTCGGTCACTTCGATTCCGTTACCAATCTTAACGTGTCCCAGCTGTTCGCGGGTCGCAACGGTCAAGTCACTCTCTCCACCCCCTCCCTTGCCAAACAGAATGATGCAAGTGGAAATGTCTGCGGCGGGGATTTCCTTGGAGTAGAACTTCACCACTCCATCCCCGGTTTCGCATCCGTTCACGACACCCGCATCTTCGGCAATATGAAAACTTCCCAGCAGAGGTGCGCCGCTCGGAATGAGGGCGCTCGTACTGTCGGGAAGTTCTGCGGTATAGGTATAGCTGTAGTCCGGGCTTTCTGCATCAGCCTGTTTCCAGCCCGATGCTGCCAGCGTCAGAAAGTATGTACCGTAGTACCCACCGCTGCCATGTTCTGCAATCTCCTTGCGAATCATGGTCTCCACGGTCTTCTGATCCATGATCTGACCGGACTCCTCCAGCTTCTTCATGGCGGAACCCACTGCATCCATGATGATGCCGGCATGAGCTTCCGGGTCTTCATTGTGCCGCTGGAGCAGGTCATTTACTGCCGCCACCGTTGCAATGGCTTCCGGGTCGATTGCCGCCGTCACGGTATCAACATCACCAACGGCGGCGATCAGGTCAATGGTAGCCAGCTTGCCCACAATCGAACTTGCCGGGCGGATCCATTCAGGTTCATTTTCCAGCACAAGATAGGTATAAGGGACTTCGCCCTCATCGGGGTCTTCTGCATAAAGGACAACCGCCGTGCAGTAGAAGCCCTTGTCCACATTTGCCGAGTTGATCTGCACCGTGACTTGGCACTCACCATCCACCGGGTTGGTGATGCCCGCAATCACGGCATCCATGACATAATCGGCAGGCTCCGTCATGGTTTTCGGGGTCTTGTCGTCCGGGATATTGCCCTTGCCCACGGCCACCCGCGTGTATTTCATCGCACAGCGGCCAGCAAGAACCTTTGCGATCAGGGCAATGCCGGCGGCAGACCCATAGCTGCCGTCTTCATATTTCGCCATAAGCTCTCTCCTTAATCAATTCTTCTGGGCTTGAGGTGTGTATGGTAAACAGTGCCACGCACACCCTCATGCGCCATGGTGGCCGTCTGCACAGTGTCAGGGTATACACCCTCGATCACAGGCGGCAGATAGGTTCCTCTTGATGTTTCAAAGCGGCTTTCAAACAGCCGGTCTTTTCCAACAATCGGCGGATAGAAATCAGCTTCGGTAAAGCCGCCGTGGCCGATTTTGAAATCTACCCGGCTGCTGCGGTCCTGTGAAACGGGAGGAAGCCAGCGAACCACATTTACCATCGCGCCGTGACCAATGTTCAGGTCATAGCGGTATGTGCGGTAGGTCCGCAGATACAGGCGTAGGCCAACACCGGCGGTCAGAATACGCTTGAGGGCAACTGCAATCTGATCTATCAGCGCCAGCCGTTCCTCAGAAAGCAAGCTCTGATCCACATACAGTGCGACCTTTGCAGGGTACACGTCCTGCAACTCAATATCCGAAAACTGAACACCCAGCAACTCCCCCGCTGCCCGGATGACGGTATCGACATCGCCGCCGGAAAGCTGTGCCAGCATCTTGACCCGGATTAAAATTCGGTAGAGGGCATCACTTGCTGCACCGCGCTGTACACCAAAGTTGGCTCCATAGCGGTCAAGTACTGCGCCCTCAGCATTTTCAAGGTCATCCCACAGCCGAACCAGTTCGGCATTTTTATGGATGACCTCAAAGCCATCTGCCAGCAGGGAAAACAGTTTTCCGATGTTCGTTTCCAGCTTACGGTTTTTTCGGACATTCTGTAGATCCCGGTGGGTATAGGGGTCTGTCAGCATGTCCAGCATCTTTTCAAGATAGCCGTATTCACGCATCGATGGTCACCATCCCATCATCCGTGACAACCTTGGAGCGGCTATCCACCGGGATGTTATCCGCCTGAAGATTTTCCGCATCCGTACCGATCAGCACATCGAAATCCAAAACACCGGGAACCTTGTACAGCACCGCCGGAAGCCGCTGGTGATACAAGGTTTCGCCGATGCTCACCCCGCCGCTTTCGTTGTCGCCGATGTATGCGACAATAGCCGCTCTGAGCCGGTCTACTCCATCATGGGGGAAGTCCCCGCTGGTAGACAGCCCGACCACTTTCACATAGACAGGTACCGGGTGCGGCCGGTTGAAGTGAATTGCCTTTGTTGCTCCAGAAGCGGTGATGACCTCAACCACTTTCTGGCCGGTCGTCTGTATGCCGGCACCCAGTTCTTTGTAAATGATCTGCGCAATGTCGCTGTCCAGACCGCCGTAAACAACAGCTTCAATGCTGTGCGGCGGCAGGCCGTAGTCATCCACATCATCAGTATCATTTTCAAACACCTTTGCTTCCATGATGCCATCAACATTCTGGAGCAGGGCGGCACGGATGCTGTCCGCATTCACGCCGCCGGCATAGTCCACGCTGGCATAGTAGCGGTCGCGGAATTCTTCATCCGTTTCCCGTTCTCTACCGCCAGTAAACGCCGCCGGGTTTGTTACAGCCGTAATACCGGCTACCGAGCCGGGGTTTGTGATGGTGGTGATCGTATCCGCCGCCACATTACCATCCGGGCCAGTGCTTGTGCAGCGGAACGGCACCATGACCGTACCCTCTGCACCAATTTCAGTATCCGAAACAGCAAAGAACTGGATGCCGGCCGCAGTTTCAACCAGCCATCCCGCCGGTACTATGACCCCCGGCGGGCCAGTCACCATGATATAGCCGCTGGCTTTCTGGGCAGACAGCACACGTAGGCCGATGGCTCTACCGAGGTTCAGCAGCGAGGTGCCAACCGCTGTGTCCACAAAGCGGCTGTTGTAGACATCTTCCAGCACAGAGAACAGGATATTGAGTATCCATGCAAAAATGCGCAGGAACAGGCCGAGAGGGCTTCTGACGGTCAGGTTCGCCGTTGCCCCAAACAATTCCCTCGCTTTATGCTCCAGAGCATCCAGCAGTTCATTGTATGTCGGGCGGCGGAAACCAGCTGAGGTCAGGCCCCATCCGTATTCATCCACCAGTATTCACCTCCACTCTGATTGTTTCGCCATTGTACAGGACACCCGAAAATTCCACACCGAGCGCCCGGCCATCGGCCGTCATGGAAAGAGAACTGATTTCCTGCACATACGGTTCCTGAAAAATGCTCGACCGCACAACGCTGTCCGCTTCATCCACCGCTTCACTGCGGGGCTGCTGCACAACACGTTCCCAGTCGGTTCCATGATCGGTATTGAGTGGAAATTCGCCTTTCCATGTCAGAAGATTGTTTCTGACGTTTTGCGCGATCGCTTCTGCATTCTCACGGAGCATCAGCATCCCATTGGCATCAAAGCACAAATCTCCTGTTTGAGGATCCAATGCCAGAACAGTAATGTTTGCCATTCTTCCCCTCCTCAGGGCAGCGGGGCCGACGTGTTGCCGTTCCTGCTGTCCGTGTGTTTGTGGTTGACAAGGCTTATCGTTTTGGCGATCACGTCATCCCGGACTTTAACTTTGCCCTGAACTTCCACATCGCCCTTGATTTCCACCTTGTCCTGTTTCACTGCCACATAGATCCCGCCGCCCTCGGTCGCCATCACAAGGCAGTTGTCCGGCAGTCCAGACAGCGGGTTAGATGCCGGCACAAATGCACCGATAAAAACGGCATCTTCATCAGAGTGGTTGCGTTCCGTGTTCGGCTCGCTTTCTTCTCCAGATGCCGCAATGCGGTCAATATCGTGGTCGATATAGAGCAGCACCCCAACATCCCCCGCTTTGTAGCAGGGGCGCAGGACAAAGCCGCCGCCCCGAACCAGCGCGACCGGGACAGACAAAATCTGCGGCTGGGTACGATACACGCCGGCATCCAGTGCTTTGGAAAGCGGCTGCACATCAACCCGCATGGCCGCAGGGTCAAATTTTTCCACCCGGCACAAGGCTCCAACGCGGACATTGGCCGCCTGTTCACGGCGCTCCTGATCTCTCAGATCATATTCTCTTTTGCCGTTCATACAGGCTTCACCTCAATCGTTGTTTTCCAGTCGCCATCCGGGCATCCTGTATGCTGACCGCCTTTGATAAGGTGGTTTCCATTCAGAGTATCCGACTTTATTTTCACCACATCCGCCGGGGCCAGATGGTAGTTCAGCAGGCATTCCCGCTTATAGGTGACCTCCTGCTTTTCTTTTCCATCCTTGACGGTCGTTTGGCGGGTTGTTGTTTCGGTGCGGTCCGTGGCTTCCGCTGCCTGTAACAGCCCCGACTCAGCACTGAGGACGTATCCTGTTTTCGTGCCTGTTTTGGGGTCATTGATGGTAACAATGCCGTTTCTTATGAGGAAGCGGCTCTTACAGTCAGAGGTCACAATCTCCGTCAGGACATTTTTCACCTTGCCCTTGCAGACCTTGCCGCGAGGGTATTCTTTATCCACCGCCAGTTCCATCGTTCCAACCTCAAGCCCAAAAATATTGAGCAGGTCTTTTACTATGGCGCTGGCTTTGCTCCCGGCGGTGTAGGTTTTGTTGACCTCTTTCGAGAGCCATTCTTCCAGAGCTTCAGCGGCCGCAATGGTGGTAATGACCTCTGTGCCGCTATGCTTGTCCGAAACCTGTGAAACTTTCCCGGTGAATATAGCACCTATGTCCCCCTCATATCCTGCATTGAGGATAATCGGCATTCCTTTTTTGATGCTGTTGCGAGTGGCCGGAGATAGGTTGTAGGCTTCGATGGTCGCTGTTCCCAGTTTTTCGCTGTCCTCAAATGGCACCGTAAACTTGAAATAGAGATCATCCATGCCAAACCGCTTCGACCCTATTTGCAAGGTCGCTTGACGCTTCCAAAACTTCACGCTGCATTCCTTTCCCAGAGGTACAGCCGAACTTCTTTGCCGAAATTTTCAAATGTGACCTCCGAAATATCGTCGCCGGTCAGGCACAGCGGCATAATGACCGGCACCGGGAAGCGCTCATCCTCCACGCTGTTGAACAGCGGTCGGCCATATCTCACAATATCACCGTACACCAGCACTTCACCTGTGCTGGCAATCGACAGATCTACCGTAAAGAAACCGCCTACCTCATTGTAGCGGATGCTGAATGCAAACGTCCTGTCGCCCAGCTTGACGGAGAACGTATAAGGCACCTTTGACGTGTCAACATCAATATAGCTGACCTCATTTCCGAGGTCGATGAGTTTCAACCCCTCCATAGCTTCACTCCTTTACGCGGCGCTGTAGGCCCTTGTCGTGCGGCCAGACGGCCCGCTGCTGCTTGCCGCCTTGTTCGCATAGCTGTTGACATAAGAGGAATACGCGCTGGAGGAAATAGTCTGGGACACCGTTGTATGCAGACCATCGGCCGTAGTCGATTTTGTCTGCGACTTGCTGACCTTTTTTGAAGCGTTGGCATCCTGTGCGGACATCATCTGCTCACCGCTTGCCACATACTCTGCGGATACCCGGTTGATGACCTTGAGGCTTACGGTGAACTTTGAGCCGTTTTTATTGTCAGCGCTTATGTCGGATTTGAACGAGGTTATAACGCAGTCAGAGATCCGGGTGCGCCCGGTATACTCAACCACATCTTTTTCTTTCCACATTCTTTCCAGAATATCGGACTGATCTTCGTCAAGAAAAACACCCGTAATGGAAAAGACCACCGGATCATTGATAACATGGTCGTTGATGTCGGAACCCTTTTCCACCGGGTTTGACGTAACCTTGCTGCTGCGCTGGACGCTTTCCGTTACGACTACGCCGGTCTTTTCAGCGTCAAGGCGGACCGTCCCGCACTTTTCGCCTGTAATGGTGTATGCCACAAAATCACCCCCTACTGTGCATACGCTCCCTGCAGGGTGCGCTCGTGATATTCTTCCTCTTTCTTCTCCTGCCAGAAATCTTCCATCGCCTGTTTTACCCGGCGGACGATTTCTTCAGCATCGGCTTTTGTGGTTTCCCCGCCCAGCGTGATGCTGATGGTCGGAGAGAAAGTAGAATGATCCTCATAGGTTACGCTGGAGCTGCTGGTAGAGTTGTTGATAATTTCATCTGTCTTGTCGGCCGGGATAATTGCGGTGCCGGACGGCAGATATGCCATTTCGCCGCCGCGCTCATTGATGTGTGTCCAGCCGCCCTCAAAATCATCTGTGCCATCAGCATTGTGCGGAATGTTCGCACTGCTGCTCAGATTGATATTGATGCCGCTGACAGCATCAGCCGCAGACAAAATTTTCTGGATAGACCCGATGATGTTTTCTGCGCCCTCGGATGCCGCCTTTTCCATGCGGTCCCAAGCATTTTCTGCATCAAGGGTCATGCTCGCATAGGCAGTCTCTGCATCCTCTGCCATCTGCCCGTAATTCTCGTTGGAGATTTCGCGGGCAGCGGTTGCTGCCTCAGAAACAGCTTCCTGCGCTTGCTGGGAAGCCTGTGAAACGCTGGAGGAATACTCCGACGTGTCAACCGCCAGCGAGGTTTCCGTGCCAGCAGCACCGTCCAAATCGCTGACAGCGCCGGTTAGTTCCTGCACGGCATCGGTGCTGTCCTTTGCCCCGCCGAACAGCCCGCTGAACCAATCGACCACTGCACTCACGCCGCTGGTGAAAAATCCGAGCAAATCACTTACCCAGCCCACCACAACGCCGAGTGCATCGGCGATTACCCCCAGCACCGGCGAAATGTAGTCCAGCACCGGCACGACCACGCCGGACAGCACAGAACCCGCCGCTTCGATGAGCGGGGTCACCACCGGCAGGATATTTTCTACGATTTGCAGGCCGAGCCGAATTATCGGCTGTAGTGCCTGAATCACAACTTGCAAAATATCGGTCAGCGGCGGGATGATCGACCCGGCCAGCGTCGATACCAACGAGCCGAACACAGGGAGAATGTCCGTCAGGAGCGGCATAAACGCATCTGCGAGAGGGCCAACCATATCCGCCGCTGACCCAAGAGCCATACCGAGGACAGGGAGTAGATCCTCGGCCAGTTCTTGCAACACAGGCATCAGGGGCTGAACCACACGATAGTTCAGCTCATCGAAAATATCTCTTAAAGGCGGAAGCGCATTCGCCGCCAACTCGCTGATAATTCCAGCCAGCGGCGGCAAAATTTCCTGTGCCAGATCTCCGATGATGCTCAGGACTGGCCCAGCTGCATCAAACAGAGTTCCCAGCGTGGAAATCAGGGATGGAAGAATGCTCTGTGCCAGATCGGAAATGACCGGCACCGCGGCGCTCATCCCATCTGCCAGAATTCCAACAAATTCAAGTAGTGTCGGCTCCAGTTCCGGCCATTCATCCAGAAAAACGCCGACCATATCTTCCAGCGCCGGGGAAAATTTTTCTCCGGCATCGGCCATGAAGTCAGCCATTTCGCCTTTCAGCGATTTGATGGAGTTCGTCAAACCGCCGGTCTGCTCGACCGCGGCTTTCTGAATGTCGCCGCTCTGCTCCAGTATGGCATTGAGCCTGACCTGAGCCATTGCGGCATCATCCAGAGCATCAATATTGGTGCCAAGCCCAAGAGCTGCGGCGCTGTTCTTCAAGGCCGTTTTGTCGAGGACAATCCCGTACTCATTCAGAGCATCGGTGCTGCCACCGATCGCACTCTGGATGAGCGACAGCGCTTCCGAATCGTCCATGCTGAACGCATTACCAAAGTCATACGCCAGCGAGGTTGTCATTTCAGAGAGGTTTTCGGCCGCAGCAGCCGTAATGCCTAACTCGTTATACATGGCCTTGTTGGAGACCATGAAACTCTGGACTTCGGCAGTACTCCGATGCACTGCGTCAGCGTAGTTATCCGCCCATGCGGCCGCTTCCTCGGAAAAAGAGCGGCCAAATTTCTTTGAAGTGCTTTCGGCATCAGAGAATGCGCTCACCGCCGCCGCACCAAACTGCTTGAGCAGTTCGATGCCGCTTTTTATGGCTTCAAAGCCAACAAAAGCCTTGACCGCCCCGGATATAGCTTCTTTGATTTGGTTGCCGGCATCTTCCCCGGCGGCACCCATTTCCGCAAGATGGTCTCCGGCATCGTCCGCGCCGTCTGCGGTTTCATCCTCAGATTTTTTCGCCCGGCGAAGTGCGGACACCAGCGTACTGCGGATGATTTTTATAGGGTGCTGGAATGCCTTGCTGATGTTTTTTGCATTTCGGACCATGTTGTTGGCGAAAACTTCTGCCCGTTTCTTGGTAAAATCCATCGCCCCAGTCACGCCGCTCCGAAAAGACTTCGCAATGCTCTGTCCGGCATCAAGACCATCGGCCATCGCACCCTTGAATGAGGTGCCCATGTCCTGCGCCGACTCAGACGTTTTTTTGATCTGTGCCCGAAAGCGCCCGGCAGCACCGCCGGAGTCATCCATTTCATCACGGAAACTCTCGGCGGCCGCTTCTGCGGCCTGAGCAGCTTCTTCCACCCACTCAAGCCCCTCTGCGGTCATATTCCAATGACCCGCCGCCTTTTGGGCCGCATTGCCCGCTTCGGATGCACTGGAAGCCATATCATCCAGCCCACCCGAAGCATCACCGACAGCTCCGGTGAAGCGCTCGGCCGCTCCCTGCCCCATCTGGCAGGCAGAAACCGCAGATGCACCCATCTGCTGCGCCCCAACTTCAACCGCCCCAATATTTTCTTCGAGGGTTTCAACCTTTTCACCGAGGTTATCAACAGAGGTTTCAGCATCAGCAGTATCAAAACCGATACCGTATTGCAGGTTACGCGCATCATCCATGTGGTTTCACCTCCCGATGCGCAAAACAAAAAGCCGGCTCTTGAAAAGAGTTCGGCTCTCATTTTGTTTTTGCTTCTTCACGCCACTGTTCTACCCACAGGCGTTTGGCCTGACGGCACTCTTGGTACTCCGCCAGATCCATTTGACGCAGTTCTGTGTAGGTCACGCCATTGCCAGACCACACCATGCACCAAAAGCCCTTGTTGACTTTGGCTTTGTGGGCAGCGTTGGCAATGTCCAGTTCAGCTGCGAAGAAACTGCTCGATGGCGGAGATCAGCTTTTCGGCGGTCTTCAGGTCTTCGTTGTCGTCAAAGAACTCCATGCCCTTTGCCTTGACCTCAGCAGGTGCCACAACGCAGTTCTTAAACATGCCATCCATGTACTTTGCGCTTTTGCGCTTTCCGCTGCCGGTGTTGCCGCACTCATCGTTGAAGTCGTAGTACCACGAGGGCGAAACGCTCTGGAGGGTGAATTTCTGCTCACCAATGGTGATTTCCTTAGTCTTAGCCATATATTTTCGGTAGCCCCTTTCAGATAAACTTTTTGGACGCTCTGGCCAGTTTGTTCCGGCCATAGCTTAACGATAATTCAGAGACGGCACAAAGATACTGACCGACTCAGAACCGATCTCCTTTGCGCGGGTGATGTCAGGCGGTTTGATGACGCGGCAGCGTTCCTCTGCCACATTGACCGATGCCGAATCGTTGGCATCAACGATCATCACAGAGACTTCCTTACGCTTGAGCGCAAGACTGCGGACATACGGCAGGCTGGACGAAGTACCCATCAGCGTAACAGTGATGGTGCCGCTCTCATTCGCATTTTCGTTGTATGCCACATCGCCCTTTACGCCGACCTGCGTAGTAACAGTGTCTTCGTTGCGGGCAATCGTGATCATAGAGTCCGAAGCAAAGCCGGTAATGATCTTGCCGTTCATCACCAAATTAACCTTTTTCGGGTCATAGGATGCAACTTCGATATTACTTGCCATGACAGATTCCTCCTTTCTTAGCCATTCAGGGTGACGCGCAGGGTGCCGTTGACCTTGACGCTGTGAACAGCGCCCTCCAGCTGGGCACTCCACTTGATGTCGGGCATCTGGCGGTTGCGGGCCTGCTCATCGGTCGCATCTGCCCGCTTGGGGATCACAACCGTGTACACGCCGGTGTCATCCTCCGGGTCAGTTGCAATAATGTGCAGTTCCACAGCCCGGTTGAGTGCCGCGAACACGCCGGCCGCAACCAGTGCGAAGCCGTCATCCGTGTAGGCAATCTTCTTGTTGGCAATGAAAATCTCATACAGATTTTCGCGGATCTGATGGGTGATGTAGTCGGCACCCAGCACATTGTCGATGAAATTCCCATCACCGCAGATGCCGTTCTTCATGTACTCGTGCTTATACTCCGCTGTCATAAAATTGACGCGGTTCTCCTCCAGCAGGTCGCGCTCACTGTCGCGGAGGTCCGCAACACTCACGCCGTCCGGCACTTTCCACTTCCATGTGACGCTCTCCGGCCAGAACGGACCGACACTGCCGACCCATGCTGCATCCGCCCACTCGGCCAGATTATCAGCATAGGTAACAACGCTGCGACCATACTCGTTGACATATTCCTTGTCGTTGGTCTGGCCGAAGTAGAACTTGCGGTGATCTTCCACACCGGCACCCAGCGCTGCTTCCGTGGGTTCCGTGCTTTCCGCCCACTTGCACAGGGCAGTCACGCAGACCGGGTCGGTAACGTCGGTCAGAATGAAATACCAGTCATCGTTGTGGTCGCGCAGGTCTTCGATGGCGGCAATGAGGTTTTCGGCCTTAGTGGTATCCGCCTTGCCTACGGAAACCGACACGACAGCGCCGCTCAGGCCCATATCCTCGAAGCAGTCTGCATCCTTGTACAGGCTGATGCTCTCCGCATAGCCAGAAACAGCCGTGCGGGTGGTACTGGTGTAGGTCACGGTATTGTCGTCCACCGCAGCGGTGAACTTCACACCATCTTCCTCAAAGGACGTTCCTGCGAACAGCTTTGCCAGCCCGGTGCAGTCCACCGGCACTTCCTCGCTGGTGGTGATCTCCACCACAGCCTTGCCGCCGATTTTGGCATAGTAGGCGGTGCTGGCTTCCAGCGTTTCGGTCGGCATATTTTCGCCGAATGCAATTTCAATGCGGGATGCAGTGCCGCCCACATTCTGAGGATTTTCGATGCCAGCCACACGCACCTTGCGGATAAGCGTATCTGCAAGGGTGTTATCCTGATTGAACATCTTGTCTGCCATGGCCGCGACCTTTTTCCCCGGAAATGCCGCCTTGAGCTTTTCAAGGTCATTGTAGGTCGCCATGTCAGCCGCGCCCTCGGTCGAGAGCAGCAGGATGTCCAGCTTTTCCGCCGCCACGGTTTTTGCATCGAGCGCGGTAAAAACCTGAATATCTTTCATCCAATTCAGTCCTTTCCTTAAATTTTGATTTTTTCGATGGACGCGGTTTCGCGCTCATCAATGCGGGTATACCGAATCTGCACATCAAAGCCGACCCGCCGGGCGGCTTCGTCCACAAGAAGCGTTGTGCGGTCCTGTGCCTGGCCCACATCAACCACCGTCACACCCAGCGCAAGGAAATCATCCTGCCCGGCGTGCTTAAAATAACTGATAGCCTTATCAGCGACCGCCCACGCTTCATCCTCACCGTTCACCGCAGAGCCATCCTCCGCAGTGCGGTTTTGGCTGCAAAAGGTGAACGAGAATGTAGCCGAGGGCATTTCCAGCCGAGAAATCTTCACGCCCTCGGCAACATCAGCAATCTCATAGTCACCCATGCCACCGTCCGGGATATACGGTGCAGTTACCGTATAAATACAGAACGGCGGCTCAGCTTCTGGCTGGACCTGATTTGACAGAATGACTGGGCATCCAATGTAATCCCACAGGCTAGAGATCAGGCGGTTCCGCAGTTCCCTGAAATTCATTTCGGGTTGCTCTCCCCTTTCTTCTCAACCATGTAGCGCTTCATCGAATGCACCGGGCCGTGAGTCAGCTCCTGCTTGACCGTATAGATCTGGCCGTCAAACCCATCCCGGAACTGGGCGCCCACCTGCAGGGTGTGCCCATTCGTATAGACTTTCTGAGCATTGAGCGTATAGCTTCCGCTGTCAATGTACTGCAAATCCTCATTGTTCAGCGGCATCACAACACCCTGAAAAACAGTTTCGACCGTTGTTCCCGGCTTCCACTGTCCGCCCTGCTCCTTATCATAGCCGCCGCCCTCGGTATGCACCTCGTACATACTGTGCAGCAGGCTTCGCGGAATCTGCGGCCCTTTCCATTTTCTCATAGATCAGATACCCTCCACGCTGTACGAAATGCTGTTGTACAGCCGCCCTGTATCAAACAGGGGCTGATACTGGGTGCTGGTCAACTGCGTTGTAGCAGACTTTGGCGGTGACAGCTTCGTGTTGAAGTAGTCGTGGGTCATTTCGACCGCCCACTTTCCGATGTAGTCTGCCGCCTCCTGAGCCGTCCATTTTTTCAAAATGATGCCATCCACAGCTTCTTTGCAGATATTTTCCAGCGTGGCCTTGCCGGTGTCGAAACTCGCTCGGATGAAACTGCGTTCCGGGATGGTCACACTGTCCACCAGCATATACATCCACTCGTAGTCCTCATTCGGGCGCGGGTCTTCTTCGCCGCCGCTCGGATGCTTTTTTGCATCATGTTTTTCCTGCTTCTTTCTACCGGGGGCTTTCTGGGGATGCTTTCTGTCGCGTACCAAAAAGCCATAGCCGGGAGAAATGGGAATAAACCGCAGGTCATTGAATTTGCGGGGACTGCCAGCATTCTTCGCTTCCATATTCAACGGAATAGCCAGATGCTTGACATTCTTCGCACTGATCGTCGCTCCATATTCATGCACACCGGCAATCATCAGGATGTCGCTTCCCGCGTCTCCCAGAATACCCACATGAATACTCACGCCTTGCAGCGCTGTCAGTTCCCGCTTGATGCGCTCCATATCTGCGCGAAATCCATCTTTAAGGATTTTCATGTTACCACCGCTGATACTTTGAAATCACGGACTGCCATGTTTCGCTGATATTCTTATCGAAAGTCCAGCTCACATCGGAGATAGAGAACGCCGACAGCCCGGCGGCATCATTTTCAATGATGGCCCACTGCTGGGCGATCATGTACCAAACAATGGCTTCCATATCTGCCGGGAGCGTGGCCGGATGGTCTTCGGTGGCATCTTTCGGCAGAATATACCCGGCCACATACTGCACCTCCAGATATTTTCTGGGGGCAATGTAGTCATAGGCCAACCCGCCGATGTGCCCGCGGTATGTCCATCCATCTTCACGGAACAGAACCCCAATCTCGCCGGTTTCGTTGAAATCGAAGTCCGTAATGGTTTCCCCGGTGAACGTGTCCGTGATACGTTCCACACTGACAATGGGATACTGCTCCAGCGACAACTGCTGCGTTCCAGTACCACAATATCTTTGCCGGTAGGTGCTTTTCCCCAGCTTTCTTCCCAGCTGAGTTTCCAGCCACGCAGATGCCGCATTGATAAGCTGCACAAGGGTTGCGTCCCGCTGTGCATCTTCTTCCGCCGGGTCGATGCCGAGCGAGGTTTTCAGGGCATCCAGAGTGGTGAGGGCATTTTCTCTCAGTGTTACGGCCAACACGACACCTCCAAATAAAAGCCCTCTGACAGGCTTTCCCCATCAGAGGGAAACTTTACTGAGCGCCCTTTTCCGGGGCTTCCTGCGAATCCGCAGGCGGGGTTGCGGCGGTCTTCCGCTCCTTTGCATGAACTGCTTTGTTCTCAGCAGGGCGCGGGGCGGACTTGGGCGGTTTGAACATTCTCGCCATCATGCAGCCCTCCATCAGATACTTTCCTTGACAGGGCAGTTGGTGGCATCACCCAGCGCCAGCGCACCAATGGTGCCGTTGGTGGCGGTGATCTTGACGCAGGACTTGCAGCCGATCAGGTCAATGTCGAGGTTCGCCACAGCCTGAGCTTCGGCTTCGTTCTCGATGACGGCCTCGCCATCCTCGTTGACCGGGTTATCAACGAAGATGCGGCTGTCCTTGACCGGCTCATACGGACCGGCGGTGCTGTCGGCGGTTTCGACCTTGATGGTGGCCGTCTGGGATGCTTCCACAGTAACAGCCAGCACGGCGCTCTCATAGCCGGTGCGGTCAACCACATTGCCGCTGGCAAACGGCAGGACGGTGACGGTATCAAACAGTGCTCTTTTCATAGCAGTCTTCCTCCTCAGATAACCTTGATATTGTGGACGTAGGCGAAGCTCTCAACATGGCGCACGCCAATGTCATCGTACATCAGCGCACGGGTGCCGGTCAGATTTTCCTCAAAGGCGTTGTGCTGGACACCGTTCTCATCCGTCCAAGTACCGTCCAGAGTGGTGTAGGTCTCCAGACCCATCTGATCGCCGATCATCAGGTCTGCCCAGTTGCCGAAGAACATTTCGGTGCAGCCGGTCTTGCTGTCGGTGGGGATCTGATTGGAAACCTTGTACGGCATGCCGAGGAAGTTACCAGCGTTCATCTCGTCGCGGTAGATGTAGTCGCCAGTGGTGGTCTTGATGTTCTTGAGATAGCCCTCCATAAAGGAGTTGAAAGCCCAGCCCAGAGCCTGATCGTCCACGTTCTTGCTCATAACCAGCGACTTCACATAGACCGGGAAATCGGCGGTCAGCTTGCCGTCTGCGGCATACTGGGCATCCATCTTCTTTGCGTCGATCTTCTCAATGCCGGGGGTGTTGGCAATGCCGGTGGGCTGGAACTCGCCGCCGGTGCCGTACAGAGCGCCCCAGTCAAGGCCGAGCTGCATACGGCGGGACAGATCAGCGGCGAACAGTTCATCGGCGCTATACTTGGTGCTCATCAGCAGTTCGCGGGTCTGGGGCACAATAGCTTCCAGACGCTTTGCAGACAGACGCAGGTTGCCGAATGCAGGCTGGGTGGAAGCGATCTTGCGGCCCTCACCGCCCCACATAGCGCGAGTGCCGGAGGTCATGCGAGGGATGTTCAGGTTGCCGTTCTCCAGCGGAATGGTACGTGCACCCAGCTCCTTGATAACAGTCTTGCTGTACAGCAGTTCGATGACCTCATCCAGATAGACTTCCGGGATCAGGAAGCCGCCAGCGGTCGGGTTGGTGGCAGACATGGCCTTGAACTCGCGGGCCATGGACATATCCTCGTAGTACTTCTTGGCGTAGAACTCAGCACGTTCCGGGTCATGCCGGCCAAAGACATCCAGACACTTGATGGCGCGGGCGAGGTTCACCAGCGGGGGCACACTCTTCTGCTGCTTCTTGGCGGAAGCGGTGCCGCCCATGAACAGGCTGGAGTACTTACGCTGGGCAGGGGCGGTGCCGGACTTCACCTGACGGCGGAATGCAGCGGACTTGCGGCGCTTGGCATCATCCTCAGAAGCGGCTTCGTCGTCATCCTTTTCATCAGAGTCAGCCTCATCGTCATCCTTGCCCTCGGAATCGGCTTCATCATCGTCCATGCCCTCATCTGCGGTCATGGCATCGATAATCTCAGCGGCCTCCTGAATGACTTCATCGGCCGTCAGGTCGCCGACTTCCTCACCGGCATCCTTGCGGGACTTGCGCTTCTCGTTGGCATTGTCCACGGCCTGTTCGATAATATCAGCCATGTCCTCTGCGGTAATGCCATCCAGCGCGGCGGCAGCATCGCTACCATCATCGCCGGTATCGTCCTCCTCGCCCATGGCTTCCTTGACGGCACCCTTGATGAGGTCTTTCAGTTCATCGGTGCCCACCTTCATAGACTTGATGGCGGCTGCGGACTTCTTTCTGTTCTTCAGACGCATTGATTTTTCCTCCTGTGTCAAAAAATAATTTCTACAGTTTTCTTCGGAACGGATTTCCGTTCCACGGACTTGTGTGCGCTTACCGGGGGATGCACCTTGCCGTTGTCACCCTGCGCTTCCGAAATGATCTTATCCAGCAGCTTTGTGGCGGCTTTCATGGACGTGCAGGCATCCTTGAGGGACTTCATGCGGGAAGCAGAAATTTTGCGCCCAGCCTTTACCTCGGTAACGATGGCCTGTGCTTCTGCTTCGATGCGGGTTGCCGCATCATCCGATTTGTGGTCCGTAATGACCGCCTGTTCGTTCATTGCCCATGTGACAACGCTGATTTCCCAGAGCTTGACTTCGCGGAGGTGGCGGATGCCGTTCTCATCGTAGTCAAACACGACCGGGTCATAGCCGATGGAGAGTTCGCACAGAACGCCGTCATGGATCAGCGTCTTCACATCCCTGCCGAGAGTGGTATCACTGATTTTTGCGCTCATAAAAAGACCTTTTGCATCCTCGCGGAGTTCGGTAGGAATGCCGATCGGCAGCAGACTATCGTTATGCCCGGACAGGATTTTCACCCGGCCGATGCCCTCGGCGATGGTCTTCGTGAAGGCACCCGGCTCAATAATGTCGCCGCCGCTGTCGATATTGGAGAACACAGCTCCATAGCCGGAGAATGTGCCCTCTTTATCGTCAAAGCCCTCCAGTTCAAACTCCACGGTTTTGTACTCGGTCTTTGCGCCCTTGTGCTTTACTCCCCGTGCAAGGGAGCGTTCCCATGCGCTTTTCCCCACGCGCTGGGAATAATAAGACGGCGATACCCGCAGATTTGCAACTGCCAGCTTCGCCGTCATTGTGGGGTCATCATGTGTAACATCGACCGTTCCTGCCTTGGTACCGTGCCGGGCAAGCTCTGTGTTCATGCCGTTCAGCAGGTCTTCCAGCTGGAATGCTTCCTTTTTGAAGTCAATGCCGATGGTCTGTGCAGCACGAGCTGCATCTTCTCGCGTGAATACCACTCTCACGCCCTCCTTTATCTGTTGTAGGTGACGTAGCACCTGCATTTGATGGTTTCGCGTGCAGGCCCCTCCGGGTCGCAGGGATACCGCAGGCCATTGGAGAACCGGGCATCGATCGGCACGGTCTCTCCGTCCATCTTGACATGGTTCGGACCGCCATTGGAACCATCACGAGGGTTCTTCTGCGGGCGGTGATGCCACGTCTTTGTGGTGGCGCCGCTTTTCTGCATCATGTCATAGTGGCCGGTCTCCAGCGTCATCACGGTTTCCTGATCTGCAATGAGCCGCGCCCTGCTCCGGGTCTGGATCTCATACTCCTGCAAAATCTCATCCGCCATCTTTTCGCGGCCAATACCGGCTTCAATGCCATTGGCTACAATGCGGGAGATATTTTCCTTGGTGGTCTGTGTCACATGACGGACACGCTGCCCACCATGGAGCTTTGCCTGACTGAGCAGCTCCGGGCGGTCAACACCGCGGATATTGTAGGCCTGTTTTGCAATCCGAGTACCCTCATCATAGGTCTGCTTCCAAAGCGGCTTGAAGATTTCCTCCATTGCCGTTTCCTCAGACGGCCAGTTGATAAGGCCACCAATGAACTGCTCCACAAGATTTTTCTGCTCCTGCTCACCGAGGGCAGACCATGCGGCGCTGTCTTCCACATGGTTTTCCGTGATGTAGGGCATCAAAACATCCCACACGCTCCAGTCTGCTTTCTCAGTGCCGCTCAGAGAGCCGGAGAGCCGCTTTTGCTGCTTCATTAAAAGCCGCATTGAACAGGCTGGC